TTAGAGGGCTTCTTGCAGTCGCTTCCCGTCGACCAGTTCCGGCTTAGTCCGCAAATAGTCCGCAACTCCTGAAGCGCGGACCGTCGCCAGTCGCTCTGCCACGTCGTCGAGATCCTCGTCGAACAGGTCCGCGTACACATCGAGCGTCGTGCTCGGCTTGTCGTGGCCCAGCATCCGCTGCAGCGCCAGGACACTGGCCCCGGCCTTCACCGCCAGCGAGGCGGCCGTGTGCCTCAGCTCGTGCGGAGTGACCTTTACGCCAGCTTTGACCGCGGCCCTGTCGAACCAGTCCCGGCGGGCGTTGACCACCCGCATGACGGCACCGCGGTTCGTCGGGAAGAGCAGGTCGTCTGGCTTCTTGCCCTTCATCCGTGCCGCGATGTCCTCGGCGAGGAACTTCGGGTAGGGGACACTGCGCCGCTGGTGGTCCTTCGGAGTGCCCCAGTGGAGCTCCCCGTCGACGTCGGTGACGGACTCCTCGATCATGAACCGGCGCCGCAGCTGGTCGACGGAGCGCACCTTCAGCGCCGCCAGCTCACCGAACCGCAGACCTGTGTAGGCCAACACCAGCACGACGTCACGGCCCTGTCCCGCGGCCGCGGCCATCCTCTCGACCTGGGCGGCGCTGAGGTACTGGCGCGGCTTCAAGTCCTGCTTGGGCAGCTTCACCGACGCCGCCGGGTTGACCGCCAGCCGCCTCGAGATCACTGCGAGATCAAGGATCGACGACAGCACGCCGGCGATCTTCCGCACGGTCCCGCCGGCGCGATCGATAGACCCAACCCACTCTTGGATGTCCTCATGGGTCACGTCCCGCAGGGCCATGTTCTCCCAGCGCGGCTTGATGTAGTTCTCCGCGATGCCCGTGTTCCTCGACCGCGTGGAGGCCGTCCAGTCAGGGTTGGAGGCCAGCCAGGTGGCGGCCATTGAGCCGACCGTCTCCTTCGACCGGCGCGGGTCGACGTAGGCTCCCGTCAGCTTCGACGTGGTGACCTCATCGAGCCACTTCTGCGCGTCGATCTTCCGGGTGAAGTGCCGGGAGTGCTCCTTCTTCGCGGCGTCCCGGTACCGGGCCCGCCACTTCCCGTCAGGTCTCTTCTGGATGTTCGCCATGAGGCTCCTTCCTTGGGAAGGCCTCGATGACTTCCTTAGTCCAGCGCTCCCACACGGTCTTGACGAGTTCCAGACGGTCTCTGATCAAGTCGGAGATCTCTCGCTGAAGGACCGAGTCGTCCTCAGGGTCTTCGTCTAGGAGGTGTACTCGGTGCCATTGCTCGAGGGCGCGTTCCCCGAGCGCGGAAATGTCGCCGCGGTCCGAGAGTATCTCCGCGACCTCGAAGAGGACGGCCGGGCTCATTCCGTAGCGATGTTGCTCGCGGTTGTCGAGGAAGCTCTCCACCCAGCCCGCCGCCAGGTAGCGCTTCTTCAAGTAGTCCAGAATGGCGTCCTCGGCCTTCTCTCGCGCCTTTTGCGCGTCGCGCAGCGCGACCATGCGGTGCCGGCCCGTGGGGTCGGCCAGCCATGCTACGGCGAAGAAGCCGGCGCCATCCTCTCGCAATGTCCTAGCCAGATCGACAGCTTCGACCAGCTTCAGCGGCCTTGAGCCCGACTCCACACTCCAGACCGTTGATTGGCTCCACTTGTGGCCGAGCGCCCGCATCTCGTCGGCAAGAGCCTTCTGCGACATGTCGCCTCGCCATGCCGCGACCGTGCGGCCGATCATCTCGTTCCTGGTCTGCTCATCTCTCACAAGGACAACTCTAACTGGAAATCCCTGTTGACGTCTACAGGAAAGTGTGGTTACTATGGAGTCACTAGAAACCCCAGTGCATAGAAACTGGTGAAACAAGTGAAGTGAGGGATGGGAAATGGATGATCAGTTGCTCACAACCAAGCAGGTGGCGGAGATGACTGGGGGAGTCATCAAGGAGAGCACGATTCGCTTCTGGAGACACATCGGAGATCGAGGGCCGCGCTCGTTCTCGCTCGAGGGGCGAGTCGTCTACAAGCGCTCCGACGTCGAGAAGTGGCTGAACGAACAGTACGAGAAGGCATCGGCCTGACCGGCCGGGGCAGAAAGGACACCGCCATGAAGCCGGAAATGAGCCTCGACGAGGCCCTCAAGCGGATGAAGTGCATCAAGTGCGGGAAGAGGTATCGGGGGCACGGAGACTGGAACCTCGTGTGGCGCAGGGGCGTCCTGGCTGGAGGCAACTGCCCGGAGTGCCAGACACCTGAGGAAGCCTTTGAGGCCGCGTTCAACGAGGCCATCTACGACTACGAGTCCTCCCGCAGCCTGCCGGATGGACGGATCACCACCACATTGAAGGAGGGACTCAAGTGACCACCACCGAAACCAAGATGACCCCCAACGAGTTGCAGCTCGCTGAGGGCCCGGAGAGCTACTTGACGGCAGATCTCTCCAGCAAGTCTACCCAGCAGGCTGCTCCGGCGACACCCAGCGAGCTGCGCCGCGCCGAGGACGAGCTCGACAGGCTCACCCTCCGGCTGCCGGAGTGGCTGACACAGAGGCAGAGGGCCCAAGTCATCGACTCGGTGATCGAGCGGTTCGGCGCCAGCATGGAGGCGGTCGTGCACTCGCGGTCGCAAGTCACCGCGGAGCCGGTGAAGTGGGTGCCGGGGGAGTGCCCCGACTGGTGCGAGATCGACAGCGACACCGGCGAGGGCACCGTGCACACGGCCCTGGGTGGACGCGAGGAGGGCCGCTGGGTCGTCGAGTACGGCTTCGAGGACCACGATCCGACCAACGAACGCCGCCCGTTCGTCTTCGCTGAGATGATGCGCTCCGGCGAGGAGCTGACGCCGGCCGAGGCGCTGGCCATGGGCAAGGCGCTCATCCACGCCGGCGAGCAGTTGGGGGCCACGTCGTGATCGTCAACTACTGCGCCGACTGCGGCAACGAACAGCACTACCGCCCGGAATGCTGCGAGAACTGGGATCGCTGCGACTGCCCAAGGATCTGGGAGTGCAAGGACGCGCCGTGCAGGTGCGTCGAGGAAGGTGAGCTGGTCGTCTGCGGCAGGTGCGCCGGCACTCCCGGCACGGCCTCGGCCGAGAGGCTGGTGACGGCATGACTTCGACCGACCCGAGGGGGGAGCTGAGCCCCATCCGCAACCAAGAGGTAGCGCACGCCTCATGGTGCAAGGCAGACCATGGGCCAGCCAGGATGGTCGACATCTCCATCAAGTACGGCGACCCCGACCCGCTGCTGCTGAGCTCTTTACGCAGGCTCGTACTCGAGGGACTGGCCGAAGCTGGCCACGACGTGATGAGGGTGTTCATCCCCCACCCAGGCTACGGGCCCGAGATCTACCTTCGTAGCTGCGAGGTCCGACTGCACTGGGATCTCGTCCGCCAGGTCCGCGAGGCGCTGGGAGGCGTGGTGCCCTCAGTGACACCCTCCGGGTCGTCGTCGGTCGCTGATCCCGCCGCGGACTCCTGGTGGTACGACAGCGCTCGCCGTGCGCTGGAGTGGCTCGCCCAGACGGAGACGCCGTTCGACGCCTATGACCTCACCGAAATGGGCGTCCCTGACCCCGACCACCCGAACCGCTGGGGATCTCTGTTCCGCGTCGCCAAGGACGAGGGCCTCATCACGCCCGTGGGCTACCGGGAGTCCCGCCGGCCTTCGCGCTCGGGTGGCGTGTGCCGCGTCTGGGTCGGGAAGGAGAAGGCAGCGTGAGGGCGCCACTCGGTTACCAGCCGCCCGAGCGGGACAAAGGTCGCCTGATCTCCCACGCGGTCGGATGCGCGGTCAATGGAGGGCCCGGTCTCAAGCCGGGCGTCTGCAGGAAGTGCGCCGAGCGCCGTCATGCGTACGACAAGGGCCTCTGGAGGGGGAGGCGGACATCGTGACGTCTCCCCACGGTTACCAGCCGTCTCACCGCTACCAGCGCAGTGGCCGGCTGAAGTTCCACGCCGTGGGCTGCTGGGTGGACGGCGGCGCCGGCCTGCCCCGCGGCGTCTGCGAAAAGTGCGCCGAGAGCCCCGTCGACGAGTACCTGCGCAGCCTGATGCGCGTCGACCGGCGGGCCAAGGCGGCGTGAACGACTACCAGATCCGTGCCCTCGTGTGCCTCGGCATGCGGGGGCACGGGCGGTCACCGAGGAGGTGAAAGATGGCGCTGCCCGACAAGATCAACAAGCACGTCTGGCTCAAGCTGCTGCGCGGCATGGCAATGTCCCACGGCGAGTACCGGGTGATGGTGAACATGTTCACGTACACCGACGCCAAGGGGCGAGGGGCGCACCCAGGGCTCGTCCGGATCGCCTCGGATGCTGGCGTGACGAGGAACACCGCTCGCGGCGCCCTCGCGATGGCCACGGAGGTCGGCTGGCTGAAGCTGACCCGCAAGGGCGGAAACCACGTCGCGAAGGGCCTGGCGGACGAGTACGAACTGGCGATTCCGAAGGCTCTTCTGCCCCTCAACGGCAAGGGGTCAACCAGAGACCCCCTTGAAGAGAAGGGGTCAGTGGGAGACCCCCTTGAGGAACAGGAACTTGTGGACATCGCGACCGCCAGCGAATCCCGAAGGGGTCAATTTGAGCACCCAAGGGGTGAGGAAGGGGTCAATTTGAGCACTTTGAAGGGGTCAGTGGGAGTACCCCCATCAGATCAATACATCAAATCCGCTTCTTCATCAGATGCATTGCATGCATCCGATTCTTCGAATCGGGTCGATTCCGCTCGACCGTCGGGTCCGAAGCAAGCTTCGTCCGCGAAGGTCGGGGATCAGAGCCTCTGGGACCTCGGCGGCGCCGGCCCGCCCTGCCTGCAGGGCTACACGTGGGAAGACCTGCAGGACGACATCGAACTCCTCGAGGAGTGGCTGGACAACTGGTTCGGCCTCGACGGCTGGGAGCCTTCCACCGCCGCTGGGATGTGGGAGTCGGGAAGCCATCCCAGAGTCATATGGAACAAGATCAACGCAGACCGGAGAGTTGCATGAGCCGCCACGGAGCCAGAAGCCGCCTGACGAACCAGCCAGCACGCTGGGTCGCCTATCCAGCCGATGAGGCAGCCAACAAGTGGGTCGTGCCCTGCTGGTATGCCCTGCCAATGCCGGAACCGTGGGAGGACTTCCATTGGCACCAGTGGAAGGAAGCGTGGGGCGAGATCATCCTGCGGGTCTGCGAGATCGTGTTCTCCAAGCAGGGCTCCAAGCTGTACGACGTGCGCCGCGACTCTGAGCTGAGGGCCGACCTCGAAGACTGGCTGATCGTGGAAGCCATGGAGATGGCCAACGAGTTCCTCCCTGACCCCTGGCTGCACTCACCCCACCTCCAGTTCGCCAAGTACCTCCACGTAGGCCTAAACATGAGGGCCCGATACCACTTCAGCGATATCGTCGGCAGGAGCGAACACCCCTCCGGCGCCGCGGCGCGCCAGGCCTATTCGAGGGGCATCATGTCGACTGACGCCCTCGACGCCAGCGTGGCCGACGGGTACCGGCCCGTCACCCGCCACCCCCTCCACGGCACTGACCTCATGGCGGAGAACCCTCCCGAGATCCTCATCCGCCTCGAGGAGATCCAGACCGCAGCCCGCCAGATCGAACGAGACGACCGCCGCGAAGGGATCTACACCACCAGCGGGTCGGCCTGCCTGACGAACCTGTGCAGCGGCCCCGTCGTTGCCTGGGGGCTCTGCGACTCGCACTACCGCAAACAGAAGACACTCATGGGCGGCGATGCGGGCCTGGGCTGCAACGTCCCCGGCTGCCTGGACGGACACTCAAGGCGTGGCCTCTGCAGCAAACACGTGCAGGCATACACCACCGGGCAGAACCCTGAATGGCTGGAGCCCTACGTGGAGACGGAGCGGCTCAAGCCAGGCCCGAAACCGGGGGTGCGGAAGACCAACCCCGACACCTGCACAGAGGAGGGGTGCACCAAGCCCACCTATACCATGCGCCGGTGCCGCCCCCACTACCGCAAGCACAAGAAGGCCACCGCCGCCCCCTGCACCGTCGACGGCTGCGACAGCCCCCAGTTCGGCCGGAAGATGTGCACCATCCACTACCGACTGTGGCTCGAGGCTCGCGACGAAGGACGAGGCGATGAGTAAGCACTCGTCCAAGGGCAGCGCGTGGCAGGCGACCAGAGCGCGAGTGTTGGCGCGAGACAGTCACACCTGCGGCTACTGCGGAGCGCCGGCGACGACCGTTGACCACATCATCGCGAAGGCGAACGGCGGAACCGACGAGCAATCGAACCTGATCGCCTGCTGCACGCCCTGCAACAGCATCAAGGGTGCCCGCGTCGTGGTGCGCACCGCCTACTGCGCCCCCGAGTGGCTGGAGCGACTCTGATGTGCAAGATCGAAGGATGCCTGGACGACAGGATCAAGGCCCGTGGCCTCTGCCCTCCGCACTACGAGAGCGACCGTGCCCTACGGATGCCCCCGTGCTCGTGTGGAGCCCCCGCCCACGCCAAGGGCCTCTGCCCCGCCTGCTACACCCGAAGGTGGGTCGAAGGGAATCCAGAGAAGGCCGCCGCAAGGGCTGTACGGGCCAAGCTCCCTCCGCTGCACATCGTGCGCATGCCGTCGACTGAGCCATGCAGCTACCGAGGAGCCCACGCCCGAGTTCGGTACTGGCGCGGGAAGCCAAGCGACTACGTCTGTGAGTGCGGAAGAAGAGCCGAAGACTGGTCATACAACGGAGGATCGCGCTGGGAGCAGACTGGTCCCGTTGTCGCACTCAACCGGAAGGGCACTAAGGAGCGAGTGAAGCAGGCGCGCTGGTCTCCCTATGTCCTGGACTACACCGCCCGTTGTCGCGAATGCCACCGCGAGTACGACCGAGCCAACGGAATGGCCGGAGACGCGAGCCGTTTTTTCGAGCCGGGACACGATCACCCCGCCCCACCTCTTCTCTTCACGAACGGCCCCGAAATATTCAGGATTCAACCAGATTGGAGCCGAGATGGCTGAGATGAGCTTCACCTCTGCGGTGGCCGACTTCGAGACGGCCTCGCCGTGGCTCGGGCCCCAGCACGCACCGGCTGTTGTCGCGCTGCGGGCCATGGCCGCCCAGCTCGACGCCGGCGACCTCGCCCCCGCGCTGCTGGGACAGTTCGGTTTGGCGTTTCGGGCGCTGTCGAAGGAGCGACCCACTGCGGAGCATGTCGACCCGCTGGCAGCGGCTCTGGCGGAAGCTGAGGCGGCGTGAGGGTTGCTCCGTGGCCACCGACGCGATACTCGCCACCGCTGACGCCCGACTTCCCCTCGGTGTTCGCCCGCTACCGGGCGGTCTTCCGGATCGCGTGGCGCCAGGCCCGCGGCTACGTCCTGGAGGACTGGCAGGAGTCCCTGCTCGAGCACGTCACCGAGATCAACCCGGCCACGGGCCGTCTCCGGTGGAGGCAGGCGCTTGTCTCGCTGGCCAGACAGAACGGCAAGACGGAGATCGCCGCGGCGCTCGGTTTGCTGTTCCTGCTGTGGAAGGTCAGCCCCTACGTCGTCGGCATCGCCTCCAGCGCTGAGCAGGCCCGCCTGGTCTACGACCGGACCATGAGGGTGATCCAGCGCAACCCGTCGTTGGCGGTCCAGTTCGAGGCCCTTACCGACACCCGCGGGATCAGAGCCAAGGACGGCGGCCGCTACGAGATCAAGGCGACCAAGAGCGCAGCGCTCCAGGGCCTCCCGATCGATCTGGGCCTCGTCGACGAGGTCCACCTCATCCGGCAGAGCCTCTGGTCTGATCTGGTCAACGGCACGGGCGGCCGCTACGACTGTCTGGTGGCAGGCATCACGACGGCCGGCGACGAGCACTCCGAGCTGCTGCAGCACCTCTACAAGCTCGCCGAGACGGGGGAGGGTGGCGCCACGTTCGGGCACTGGATCTGGGAGGCCCCAGAGGCCCGTGTGCCGTCCGACGATGCCGAGCTGGGCGAATACCTCAAGGCAGCTTCGCCGGCCCTTGCAGCGGGCCGTATCGACGTTGCCACGGTCGTTGGCGATGTGCGCTCCATGCCCGAGACCGACGTCATCAGGTATCGCCTCAACAGGTTCGTGTCGTCGTCGGCCACCTTCATTGGAGCCGGGGCGTGGGCGGCTGCAGCCTGGGGCGAGGGCGAGAGTTTCCCTCGCGAAGTCCGGCCGGTGTTCGCGATCGACAGGACGCCGGAGTGGGGGCACGCGACCATCTCGGTGGCGGGCCGGGTCGAGGAGACGATCTGGACCCAGGTCGTGGCCTCCGTTCCCCAACCCACCATCGAGGGTCTCGCGGACATCTGCGTCCGGCTTGCCAAGTGGTCCCCGCTGACCTACTCCGTCGACGGCTACCAACTGCGCGACCTCGGCCTCGAGCTGAAGAAGCGCGGCCTGCCGGTCAAGATCGCCTCCCAGGGCGACCTGATGAACGCCTCCGCCCTGCTGCACTCCAAGCTCGCCCAGGACCGCCTACGGCACCGTGGGGACCCGCTGCTGTCGGTGCAGATGCCGCGCACCGTCCGCAAGAACGTGGGGGAGGGCTACCGGATCAGCCGGAAGGACTCCTCGGTGGAGATCGACGCCGTGGTGGCCACCGCGCTGGCTGTCTTGGCTGCTGAGGTGGAACAAGCCCAAGAACCAGCCCTCTATTGACACTGAGAATCAGAATCGTTATCATTAAGGTACTAGTTCCCCACGAGCGATAGGCCTGCCTTGGATTGGTGGTCAAAGCTTCTAGGGCTCCCCGATGCGGAGGCAGCCGAGAGACTGGGTGACCAACCAACTGAGCAGCGGAGTGAGGCTCCGGTCACCGAGCCGTCCCCGTCGGGCATCACCCCACCGCCTCGCGTGGACCGGCTACAGATCTCACAAGACCAAGCGCTGAGCCTGATCCCGGTCTATCGGGCCATTCAGATCATCTCCTCGGCCGTTTCGCAGCTGACCATCGACGTGGAGCGGAACAAGACCCAGATCACCCCGCCGGCTTGGGTGCGCCAGCCAGACGTCAAGATGACCTCCTCGGCCTTCCTCGAGCTGACGGCGACTTCCCTGGCGGCCACGGGCAACGCTTTCTGGCGGGTGGAGCGCGACAGCGCAGCAGACGCGCCTTCGGCACTGGTGGTGCTCAATCCGCACGAGGTGCACGTCCACGATGACGGCTCCTTTTCCCACCGCGGCCGCGACCTGAAGCCGTGGCGGGTGCGCCACCTGCAGCTGATGCGGGTTCCCGGCCTCAACCGCGGCCTGGGCCCGATCCAGGCGTGCTCTGCGGACCTGCGCGGCGCCGTCGACCAGCGCGACTACGCCACCGAATGGTTCGACACCGGCACGGTCCCCAACGGCGTTCTGTCCTCGGACCAGCACATCACCGCGGATCAGGCCAAGGGCATGAAGGAACGCTGGGTCAGCTCCGTCAATGGCCGCGAGCCCGTCGTGCTGGGGCAGGGGATGGCCTACCACCCGCTGCTGCTGTCACCAAAGGACTCGCAGTTCTTGGAGACCCGCCAGTTCTCCGTCACTGACATCGCCCGCCTGTTCGGCATCCCGGCCCACCTGATGCATGCAGTGGTCCAGGGCGGCTCCATGACCTACATGTCGGGTCAGGCCGCTGACCTGTCGTTCGTGCGCTGGACGCTCATGTCGTACCTGCGCGAGATCGAGGAAGCCGTCACCGCGCTGCTTCCCCGAGGCCAGAAGGCCCGTTTCAATGTCAACGCGATCCTGCGACCCGCCACGAAGGAGCGCTACGAGGCGCACCGCATCGCGCTGGAGACCGGGTTCCTGACCGTCAACGAGGTCCGCCAGATCGAGGACCGTGACCCCCTGTCCGACGAGGAGCTCAAGGCGGCCGTCCTTTCCCGCCCGGGCTCCTCGTCCTCGTCGTCCGCACCCAAGGAGCCTGCATGACCGACCAGTTGGAGCTACGCGAGTTCGAAGTCCGCCTCGCCGAACCCGACGACAGCGGCAAGCGCGAGTTCACCGGCATCGCCGTCCCGTGGGACACCGTGGCCAACATCGCCGGCCTCTACGAGGAGCGCATCGCCCGCGGCGCTGTCGTCGACTCTGACGACGCGAAGGTCTGGTGGCGCCATGAGGAGCCGGTTGGCCGGATCACCGCCTCGCACGACACCGACGAGGGGTGGGAGATCACTGGGGTCTTGTCGCGGACCCCGCGAGGTGACGAGGCCTACACGCTGCTGCGCGACGGCGTCGTTGACCGCCTGTCCATCGGCTTCACGCCGATCGAGCACACCGACGAAACCCACGACGACGGTTCCATCACCAGAACCCGAACCAAGATCCGAGTCCGCGAGGTCTCGATCGTCCCGCTGCCGGCCTACTCCGGCGCGGCAATCACCCAGGTCCGAGAGGCCCGAACCGAAGGAGAAACACCCATGGGCGACATGCTCACCCGGGCGGACCTGGACGAGGTCCGCAACAACATGGAGGAGATGGAGCGCGAACTCAAGCTCGCCATCACCGAAGCCACCGCCGCACCCGAGCCGCAGGGTGACCTGTTCCGCTCGTTCGGCGAGTACGTCAAGGCCCTGGCCTCCGACGACGACCGAGCCAAGCGCGCCTATGCCGGCGCCGTCTCCGGTGACTTCGTGGCCAAGGATGGCTGGGTTGGTGACGTCATCAACCTCGGCGCCGAGAAGCAGCGCATCACCAAGCTCTTCCGCCACACCAAGGACCTCCCGGCCGAGGGCAACAACGTGGAGTACGGCGTGCTGAAGGCCGACACCACCGACGTTGACGTCCAGACGGCCGAAGGTGCCGACCTGGTCTACGGCAAGCTGGAGATCGGCACCGCCACCGCCCCGGTCAAGACCCTGGGTGGCTGGACCGAGCTGACCCGCCAGAGCATCGAGCGCACCTCGGTGGGCGTGCTGGACTTCACCTTCCGCGCCCTGTACCTCAAGTACGCCCGCGCCGTGGAAGCCCTCACCCGCGCCACCCTCACGGCCGCCTACAACGACGCCACCGCCACCGCGCTGGACAGCGTGACGGCCGACTTCTCCACCCAGGACGGCGTGGTCGCCGGCCTCATCGAACTGGTGGAGCACTTCGAGGACAACGACGCGAACCTCAGCGGCCTCCTGGTCGCCAAGGATGCGTTCCTCGACCTGCTGGCAGTCCCGGCCACCGACCGCATCCTGCAGATCACCCAGGCACCGGAGGACAAGGTCGGCACCGTCACGGTCACCTCGCTCGAGGGTAACATCGCTGGCCTCAAGGTCAGCCTCTGGCCCAACGCCCCGGCCGGTGCCCAGCTCGCCTACGACTCGCAGGCGATCCGCACCCAGGAAGCCCCCGGCGCCCCGTTCCGCCTGCAGGACGAGAACATCGTCAACCTGTCGAAGGCGTTCTCGGTCTACGGCTACGCCTCCTCCTACGTCCAGGTCCGCCCCGGCCTGGTCAAGATCGCCCCGACCCTCCCCTGATAAGCCATGGACGCCACCAGCCTCGCCGCCTACGTCAACTCCAGCCCCGACGACTCGTTCGTCGTCGAGTGCTGGAATCAGGCGACCGCGCTGGTGGACGCCTACATCGGCACGGCTGAGGTTCCCCACGACGCGGTTTCCCGGGCAACTCTGGAGGTCGCCGCGGAACTGTTCCACCGCCGCCAAGCCCCGGGTGGGATCACCCAGTTCGCCACGATCGATGGGCCCTCACCGGTCCGACTCGCCCGCGATCCGATGTTGGGCGCCTATCCGATCCTTGACCGGTTCCTGCCCGGGGGCTTCGCATGAACACGATGCGTAGCCTCCGGGCGTCGATCAAGACGGCACTGGGCGATGCTGGACTTCCCGTGGAGGATCACCTGCCGGAGCGCATCAGCCCACCGCTGGTGATGCTGGCGGCCGGCTCTCCCTACGTCGAGGCCGGCGACACCTACGGCTCGTTCAACATCCGGTTCACCGTGGTGCTGGTCGCCGCCCAGGGACCGAACGAGGTGGCCACCAGCGCCCTGGACGAGCACGTCACGGCCGCGCTCGTGGCCCTCGACAACCGGGGCATCGCCGTCGAGCGGGTCGACCAGCCCACCATGCTGGCCCACGGCAACACCCACTTCCTGTCCACCACCATCGACGTGCTGCACTCCGGCGTGCACGTCGACGACGGGAGGGCTGATTGATGGGCTCGGTCAGGCTCAAGGGCACCGGACTCTCCCTGCTGGTCGACGGCGTCGACTACTGGGCTGACGCCACCAGCGTGATCATGATCCCCGAGGCCGACGAGAACGACCGCCGCTACAACGACCCCAGGCTGAACAGCTGGTGGTTCGAAGTCGAGGCTGTCCAATCCACCGATCCTGGTTCGTTCTGGAGCTTCCTGTGGGACAACCGGGACAAGTCCGTCCCCTTCGCCTACGCCCCACATGGGAACCCCTACGCCTCGCCAGAGATGCCGCACTTCACCGGCATCGTCGAGGTACCCGGCCCAGCGCCGCTGGGTGGCGCGGCTGGTCGCTCAGTTGAGCACGTCTTCACCACTCGCCTGCGCATCGTCCAAGGGCCCTACCGGGTCACAACCACCTAAAGGAGAAACACCATGGGATCTACCCGCATCCGGGGCACCAAGCTGGCCCTCACCTTCGGAACCCCCGGCACTGACTACTGGGCCGACCACACCAGCGTCGTCCTCGAGAACGAGGAACGCGAAAGCGACGTCGTCACCTTCGAGGACGCAGCCAACGAGGGCGAAGCCCGCCAGTGGTTCTTCACCCTGTCGGCCATCCAGTCGACCGCTACCGGCTCCTTCTGGCGCTACCTGTGGGAGAACACTGGCGAGATCGTCCCGTTCACCTACGCCCCGCACGGCAACGTGACCGCGACGGCCGACGAGCCGCACTTCCTGGGCACCTGCCGGATCGGCCCCAAGCCGTCCATCGGTGGCGAGGCAGGCCGTACCAATACGTTCACCTTCGAGGTCCGCCTGGACGTCGAGACCGGCCCCACCATGGACACCGGCGTCTGATCCTCCATGGCTGTCGCTGACATCAACTTCAAGGCCGACGGGGTGCGCATCAGCATCACCGGGCTCGCCAAGACGTTCCGGGCCCTGGAGGCCTCGGGCGTGGCGGCCGAATCCATGCGTGACCTGATGCACGCCATCGGCCTCATCGTCGTCAGCACAGCACGCCCCGACGCACCCACCCTGTCCGGGGCGCTCGCCGGCACCATCCGAGCCGGCCGGGGCAAGACCAAGGCCGTCATCCGAGCAGGACGGGCGTCCGTCCCCTACGCGGGGGTCCAGCACTACGGCTGGCCCGCCCGCAACATCGCCGCCAAACCGTTCCTGGCCAACGCGGTCCAATCAACCCGGGCCCAGACATTCGCAGCCCTCGACGAGGGAATCGGCGAGCTGCTGCGCAAGCAGGGATTGAAGTGACAGAGGGAGCCGCAGTGAGCACGTGCCAGGGCTGCGCACGACACTACGAGCGCCGGAGCAACGCTCAGAAGTTCTGCAGCATGGAGTGCCGCACGGCTACCTACAGGGGTCGTTACCGGGATGCCAACCGTGAGAGCGCCCGCGCTGTCTATGCAGGCTTCACGCGCCAGGACTGGCGTGACCGCAACCTCCGAATGAAATACGGCATCTCACTCGACGAGTGGGAGGCCATGTTCGAGGCCCAGGGGCGCAAGTGCTTCTTCGGTTGCTCTGAGCATGGCAATCACAACTGGTCGACCGATCACGACCACGAAACAGGGAAGGTGCGAGCCATCCTCTGCGCGAAGCACAACACCATGGTCGGCTACATCGAAAAGAACGCGGCCGACCTGGCCGACGTTCTGCTCTACATCGAAACCCACAAGATCACAGAAGAGGTACACCATGATTGACATCAATCGGTTGACGTTGGGCGAAGTGGCCAAGATCGAAGAACTCTCCGGTCAGCCGATCTCTGCCATCGGCAACGACGACGCACCCAAGGGCCTGGCGCTGGCCGCTCTGGCCTTCGTCGCCAAGCGCCGCGAGGACGCCAACTTCTCGTGGAACGCCGCCCAGAACCTCACCTTCGACGAGGCCCAGGGCATCCTCGGCTTCGGTGAGCAGGAGGCCGAGCAGATCCCTTTGGACGACGCCCCGAAGACCCGTTCCAAGTCGACGACGCCCAAGAGCTGAGGCGCGCTCGGCTGCAGGAGATGGCCAAGTTCGCCGTCCACCTACAGATCCGACCAGCCGAGTACTGGGCGTTGACGTGGGGCGAGCGAGAGGCCCTGATCGCCGAATGGAACGAGACGAACCGGAAGAGGAGGTGACCTGAGCAGTGGCTGGACAGACCATCAACGTCTCCATCCTCGCCGACACCAAGCAGTTCAGCTCCGCGATGCGGAAGCTCAGCGACGAGTCTGGCCTGACCAAGCTCGGCGACGGCTTCAAGAACGCGGGCCAGAAGGTCACCGGGTTCCTGAAATCCGGCATCAAGTGGACCGCTGCCTTCGGTGCCGGCATCGCCGCGCTCGGCCTCAAGGGCGGCTTCGAGCGTGCCCTCAACATCGAGGACGCCCGCGCCCAGCTCGGTGCCCTCGGCCACGACACCGCCAAGATCGACGGCATCATGCAGAACGCGCTGGCGTCGGTGAAGGGGACCGCGTTCGGCCTGGGCGATGCCGCCACCCTCGCCGGGCAGGCAGTCGCCGCAGGCGTGAAGCCCGGGGAGGACCTCGAGCGGCAACTCAAGCTGGTCACCAACACCGCGGCCATGGCCAAGACCGGCATGGGCGAAATGGGCTCCATCTTCCAGAAGGTCTGGACCGCCGGCAAGGTCGGCACGGAGGAGCTCAACCAGCTCGCAGACCGCGGAATCCCGATTTGGTCCAAGCTCGCGGAGCACTACGGCGTCAGCGCCGACGAGCTGCGCAAAATGGTCTCCAGCGGCAAGGTGGACGCCGAGACCTTCGCCGGGGTCCTCGAAACCACAGTCGGCCCCGCGGGCGAGGCTATGGGCAACACCACCCGCGGCGCCTTCAACAACATGATGGCCGCGCTCTCTCGAGCCGGTGAGTCCTTCCTGACCGGGATCTTCCCGCTGTTCAAGGAGGGGATGGGCGGCATCACGGGGCTGTTGGACCAAGCAGCCCCCTACGCAGAGAAGGCCGGTGCCGCGCTGGCCGGCTGGATGACGGACAAGGTCATCCCCGCCATCAAGAACGCCATCCCCGTGGTGCAGGCCTGGATCGCCGAGATGAGAGACCGGCTAGCCCCAGTGATCTCCGATCTCAAGGACCGCTGGGACACGGAGTTTCGCCCCGCGCTCGAGGCAGTGGGGGACTACATCGTCGGCACCATCATTCCTGCCTTCGAGGACTTCGCCGGCTGGCTCGATGAGCACAGGGACAAGATCGCAGCTGCCACGATCGTGGTGGGGGCCTTTGTTGGTGGCCTCATGGCCTTCGACAAAATCGTGGGCATTATCAAGACCTTCACGGGGGTGTTTGGCGCCCTCAATGCGGTCATGGCGGCGAACCCGGTGGGTCTGATTGTGGGGGCCATCGCCGCCCTCGTCGCCGGCCTCGTGTGGTTCTTCACCCAGACCGAAACCGGCAAGCAGGTCTGGGAGACCGTCTGGACGTTCATCAAGGACACCGCGGCCGCCGTCTCGGAGTGGTTCACCACCACTGTGGTGCCAGTGCTCCAAGCCGCCTGGGACGCGATCATGGCCGCTGCAGAGGCCACGGCCGAGTGGTTCAACACGACGGTCGTCCCCTTGCTCCAGGCGGCGTGGGACGCGATCATGGCCGCTGCGGAAGCCTCGGCCGACTGGTACCTGGAGTACGTAGCCCCCATCTTCGACGCAGCCGGCGAGCTTATCGCCGTGGTGGCCCAGAAGTTGTCTGACGCGTGGGAAGTCGCCTGGGGCAAGGTCAAGGAGATCTGGGACGTCATCGGCGAACCGGTCATGTCTGGCATCAGCGTGGTGATCGAAGCCGTCCAGACGTACTGGGGAATCGTGTGGAACACCATCGTCACCGTCCTGAAGGCGGCATGGGACATCATCAAATCCACCGTCGAGACGGCCCTGCAGAACATCGAGAGCGTCATCCGCATCATCACCGCAGCGCTCCAGGGCGACTGGAGCACCGTCTGGTCAGAGGTCCGCGACATCGCATCCAGGACGTGGGAGTGGATCGAGGGCATCGTCGAAACCGCCGTCAACGCGGTCAGGGACGTGGTCACCAACGTCGTGGAGACTCTCCGGGACAAGTGGGAAGCCGCCTGGGACGCTGTGAAGAAGAAGGTTGGTGACGCGTGGGAAGCCATCAGGTCCGCCGTTGAGCGAAAGGGTGAGGAACTGCTGGACTGGTTCCGCGGCCTTCCCGACCGTATCAGGGGCGCGCTGGGGAACCTCGGTTCCATCTTGGCTAACGCCGGCCGCGACCTCATCGACGGGTTCGTTGGCTCCATCAAGGACGGCTTCAACAAGGTCCGCGAGACCCTCGGCAACCTCACAGACCTACTGCCGTCGTGGAAGGGCCCAGCGTCCCGGGACAAGACCATCCTGCGCGACGCCGGCTCCCTGATCATCGAGGGCTTCATCTCCGGCCTAGAGTCCCAGTACGGCAACGTGAAGCGGTCTCTCACGGGGCTCACCCGTGAGGTGTCCTCCACCGCCTTCGAACCGATGTCCGTCGACGTGCGAGGGGGAGCGCGCACCACGTCGGGTGGCGCCAGTGGAGGCAGCTCGGGCCAGGTGACCCACGTCAACCTCGCGGCAGGTGCCATCCAGATCACCACGGCGGCCGGCACGGCTGAGGGCATCCTCGCCGACGTCGCCCGCGAGCTGCCCGCCTTCTTCGCCCAGCGTGCGTAAGGGCCGCACCTGGACCACCGCTCGAGCCCGGCTCATGCTCACTCGTGCGGAGCGGCAAGGCGACCGCACCGCGGCCTCTGAGCCGGGCCTCCCTGTCCTCATCTAGTCCGCAAATAGTCCGCAAGAAGTCCCGAAGTCCGCAACATCAGCCGATATACGCAAGGCCGGCAGCGACGTATTCCACCTAGCCAAAGCCGTTTGACGGGTATCCACCCTTGCCAAACCCGAGGGGCTGACCGCTCTCCTAAAGCGGGTGTCGTTGGTTCGAATCCAACCGGGGTCGCCAATGAAGTCGCATCTTTCGTTGCGCCTGGCGTCGAGAACGCGCGGGGCCACTTGCTCCGGCCAGCTTCCGTCAGGCCCCTGGCCTGCGGTTCTTCTGCAGGAAGCGCGACACCGCGATGGCCAGCTCCGTCGGGTGCGTGAGCACTAGATCGTGCCCCGCCCCCGAGATGCTGACCGTCTGCACGTCAGGGAAGAGTTCCCGGACCCAGGCCTTGGTGTGGCGGAACATCGGCCCGCTGTCGGTCCCGCCGACGTACAACACCGGGGCACCCAGGGAAACGGCCTCGTCCGGCCCGTAGCGCCAGGTCAGGAGGGCCGGGATGTCGCGGCCGAAGAACGCCGCGGCGTCGCGCTCGATCCGTTCAACCGACCCCGGCGCCAGTGCCTCCTGGCGGCGTCGCCACTCCGGCCCGACGAGCATGACCATGAACGCCTCCAGCGCGGCGGCGGCACCCTCGTGCTCGTACACGTCCATCAGCCTGCGGCTCGCCGTGACGAAGTCCGTGGCGGATGGTGCATGCCGGGGTGGCGGCTCGATGGCCACGACCGAGCGGACGGCCGCCGGCGCCAGCGAAGCGAGGTGCAACGCCACTGCCGCCGAGTAGCTCACGCCGATGACGTGGGCGGGCACCGCGTCCAGGTCTTCGAGGACGGCGAGGCAGTCCAGCGCGTCGGATTCAATCATGGCGGGGGCTGTAGCGGTGGTGGTGCTCGACCCGTAGTCACGTCGGTTGAAGGTGATCACCCGGAAATGCTCACGGAGCAGTTCGTGGCGCGAGAACGATGTCGTCTCGTCCACGGACAGCGCGGTCTGCACGACGAGGACCGCCTCTCCCGATCCCTCGGCAGTCAC